TTGGGGTTTGACAGATACGTATTAACATATTGTATTATACGTGTTTGTCGGGGCAAAATCCGAAAAGTAGTGGTATTACTGGTCTAGTGTTAATTTTGGTATGCACTGTTTTCGGTGCATATTTTTTAATTTTTGCACTGTTTTCAGTGCATCAAAATGAGGTGAAAGAAATGAGCAGGTATTATTCGAAGCAAAGCATCACAGAGAACGGAGAATTGGTAAAGGATAAGAAAATTAAGCTCTACAATCCTTTTAAAGCAGGGAGGGGATACAATTTTAAATACAAATCGTTAAATGTCAGGAGTTACCTGGATATACCTTTGCCGGATTCTTTTACAGATTCCGAAGTGGGCAAGATATACCGGCTTACAAGGTCGATTTATTCCAGTTCAAATATGCTGGCATACAGAGGCAGTGGGAAAATATACCCGCTATCAAAAGAAGATATAAGGAAGATCGTAGTGTTGCATCGGAACAATTTTAATCCGTTTTGGCATAAGGTTTTAAATAATACAGTGATAAAGCCTATCGTACTTGACGGTGCAGAATACTACTGTTTCAACCCGATTTATTTTAATTCTACTTTGTATCTGCCTTTGTATCTGTTTATAGCCTTTCAAGACGAACTGATAAATCATTTACCTAAATGGGTTGTAAGTAAGTATTTTGACATGCAGGAAGGTAAAGAAATCGAAGTCAAGCAAAACAACTAGTATCAAATTTTGACTAACAAATTAAACTTTTAACTTAGCACGTAAGGCAATAAGCCTACGAATATAAAGGAGGGTTTAACCATGAACGTATCAGAACAAATCAACAGTGCAACCAACAACTTAGCGGAGAACACAGAAAGCCTGCCCGAAGTTATGAAATTCACCGAGGAAGACTACAAGAAAACAGACTTGATTTTCGGCAGATATCCCCATCAAAGAAAGTTGTGTGATTTCACAGACCTTGTACAAATTGACAAGGAAGACGCTTTCAAGAAGGTAACAATTTTGATACCTTGTGACACCAGAGAAGCGGAATTGATTTTTTACCAAATTGACGATAGGGAATTTATTCCGCAAGGGGAATTTCTTTGCGGAGGTGGTTGGTGGTATGGAGAATATTTTAATGCTTGGTATGCTGCGAAAGACGGAAGATTTTTTACATATCGTTACTTCAGGCGCTGGAGTTATGGAGAAAAGTGCTGGGACAAAGAAGGATATAGCAATATTACTTCATGTACCCCCGAATTATTTTTGAGTGAACACTACAAAGGCAAATCTACCATTATCAAAGAGTATAAGGGCGCTGGAAAATAAGCAGTATTGGTACGCAACTCAAACGATAATGGAAAAGATTTCAGGACAATAACATTCCCCAAAGCCGGAGCCTAAAAGTTTGGTTGCTGTGAAATAGATTCTGCCGGTATTCGGGATAAGGAGCCACCATGAAACTACTACTGTTTATATCAATTTATCTTATCCTACTATCCCTATTCTTACTATTCAACTATGCAGCGCATAAAAACGATCCGCCTGACGGTATGGCATAATGTTGTATTTTTGCGGTAATTTACCGTGGAAATTATATGGAATAATGATGGAAAGGAGGTGTAAAATTGAAACTTAAACTTTCAAACACAACAGAAGAAATAAAAGAAGGCATACTAGAACTTGCGCAACTAGCAAAAATGGAATTTGTATTTCTGAGTGACTACGACAAAATAGACTGTATGCCTGAACCTGAAAGCGTGGAAATTATAACAGTGTTCGGCAATAGTAATCCCACACTTGGAACATGTGTTGACAAAATTGAAGACTTAATTCCGACACACTTGGCAGCAATAAAAAAACAGCTGCTTAAAGGCAAAAAAGTCTATGTCAGAATAATGCCGGAATTAACAACACGCGGCATGGCCGAAATAGGTTTGTACACAAGACTGATACTGATATAAAGGGTAGCACAGACTACCCTAATTTTATTTAAAGGAGTAAAACCATGTATAAAATACCTTTATCCCGTCCGTCATATCTCTCCTACACCACCGAAGTATGCGAAGCTGTCAACAAAGTAATCCGATCCGGATTTATCGCGCAAGGCCCGAAAGTGGAAGAATTTGAACAACGCATAGCCGAATATACCAGCACCAAATATGCCGTTGCAGTCAGTTCGGGGACTGCCGGACTATTCTTGTGTCTTAAGGCTTGTGGCATAGGGGCCGATGATGAGGTTATTACTACGCCATACACTTTCATTGCAACAGTATTCGCCATACAGCAGACTGGAGCCAAGCCAGTATTTTGTGATGTTGACCGTCAGACATATAATATCGACAACAAACTCATAAGAAGCCAATTACATAAAAAACACATATCTCAAAATAAAGTTATAATGCCAGTTGATATACTAGGGCTTCCGGTAAGCACAGACGAAATAAATGACAGTTGGCCTATCATCCTGGATTCATGCGAAAGTTTAGGTAACCATCCTGATAGACCATTCACAGCGCAGGTCTTCGGATTATATCCAAACAAACTCCTGACAACCGGTGAAGGTGGAATAATTTGCACCAACGACAAGGGATTAGCCGATTATTGCCGGGCATACCGAAATCAGGGTAGACGTCCAGGAGATACATGGCTGGATTCAAGCCAGGAGGGTTTTAACTACCGCACAACAGACTTACAAGCAGCAATCGGCATAGTTCAATTAAATCATATCGACGAGATAATAGAACGGCGCAGAAAAGTAATACAGCGTTACAACGACAACGGAATATATCTTAGCCAAAGGATTGACACCGACAAGTACAATCCTTTTGTTTTTGTAATCGAGTGCGACAACCGGGATAAAGTCATTCAACGCCTAAAAGACAACGGCATAGAATTGAAACCTTACTTTCCTTCTGTCCACCTTATGAAGTGCGTGAGTGGATATAAACCCGGCGACTTTCCGGTATCAGAAGAAATCAGCAGAAGAACCTTAGCGATCCCTTATTTTGCGGACATGACAGAATCAGAGGTAGATGAAGTATGCAAAACACTCAAACAAACCTTATCACAGACAACTTAAAACTAGTGCATTTAATATGCCACAAATTGAACGGTGAATACGATGATATGTTTCAGACAGGATGCGTGGGACTAATTAAGGCTGCTAAAACTTTCAATCCTGACAAAGGATACACATTTTCAACCTATGCTTTTCCTATCATACGAAACGAGATTTTAATGTCGTTCAGAAAACTTAAACCGATAGTATATCTTGGCACACCTGTCAAGGAGGATGATGAAGGCAACATGCTGACTTTGCTAGACACTTTTGCAAGCAATGAAAATGTTGAATCTGACGTGTTGGAATCGGTTGAGGCACAACACAAAATTAATCTGCTTAAGTCCAAGTTGTCACAAAAATATCTGAGTGTGCTTGATGGATTGTCTATGGATTTAAAACAACACGAAATAGCCGCTGTCACAGGTTTGTCAAGGCCATATGTCAATAAATTAATCATGGACATGAAGAAAATAGGCAAACTGATAGACAAAGACTACCAAACCGGAAGCAAATCAAGAATAAGGAGATTAGGAAAACCATGAAAAAAATATGTGTAATCACCACCTGCCGTGCTGACTATGGATACTTGTACTGGATAATGAATGATTTGCAAGACAACTACAATATAGCATTGCAGATAATATGCCCGACAAGTCACCAAAACTTTCAAGAAATCAACGATAAATTCGGAAATAGTTTATACCGCGTAAATCCAATATGTTCAATCGACGATTACGGAAGATTTTATAATGATTGTTTGGACAATTTGCGGATTCTAAAGCCTGATACGGTCATAATTTTAGGCGATAGATTTGAGATGCACGCAGCAGCCACAGCAGCACTATTGTTGAACATTCCCATAGCTCATATCCACGGCGGCGAGACAACTACTGGCAGCTTTGACGACAACCTACGGAATGCAATCACGATGCTTGCAGACTATCATTTTACGGCAACAAGTCAATATGCCGGCGAAGTAGCAAGAATGCTTGGTGAATGCACACCTGACCATTACAGTTGTTACAAAAAATATTATCGTTCAGGTGAAACGGGACAACCATTTGATAATCCGAAAAATATATATGTTGTCGGCTCTCCCGGACTCGATTGGCTACACCGTACAAAGTTACTTTCCAAGCAGGAATTACAACAATGCGTCACAATCGACTTGAATCAGACGTTTATTGTGGCGTGTTTTCATCCGGTGACAAAGGAACTCACCAAAACAGGTGAATATATCAGGGAATTAACAACAGCACTTCATAAAACAGGCGAACAAGTGTTATGGATAAAATCAAACATCGACCCAAAATATGAAATCATAAACGAATGGGTTGTATATGCCTGTAAATCATATGGATGGCAATTAGTTGACAACCTCGACCACCTGACCTACTTATCCCTGCTACAGTTCGCTTCGCTTATGATAGGCAACAGTTCAAGTGGAATCATAGAATCAGCTTCATTCGGAGTACCTTCCGTAAGTGTTGGTAGCCGTCAGGACGGACGAATCAAAGCAGCCAATACTTTTTCCTGCCCTTGCGAAACAGATGCTATTTTAGCCGCCATAGACCGCGCAAGAGAGTGG